GCCGTTCCTTTTTCGCCTTCTGCCCTTTTTTTAATCTTGCGAATAATTATTTGAGCCTCGCTGGATTGTCTCCACCCTTCGCCATGTTCTTCGTAATCCCTATGAACACAAATTAAGTTGAGAGCCTTAGCATACCAAACTGAACCGCCTTCAATTTCATCTGGTCGGGGTGCTGGTGGGTACTTATCACCGCCTCGCATATCAGGGTTTCTTGCGTGAGATACTATAAAATTGTGAGTATTGTTTTTTCTTGCGTGTCTATTTACTCTCGGTAACTGTTGTTTTAGGTATTCACTAATGGTACCAGTATATTTGTGTTCTATATCGTTCCAGTTGTCTACTGAGCTACTGAATATCCCATAGTCACGAATTGCCTCGTCTGTTAAATTTAACCATTCGTCAAAGTCCAATCCTTTCTCGTCCACATCAATAACCTTAAAATAGTCCTGAACAAATGGATAAACTGTATAAAGCTCCTTTTCGCTGATTTGATAGTTTATAGATCGTTTGTCAAAGGTCTTTCCAGTTAGGCAGTGTATTATCTCTGCAAATATTTCGTGCGCTGATCCAGTTTCAGGAGTATAAATCAAGCACTTTTTATTGTGTTTAGTTGCTAAAGCGCAAAGTATTTGAATTAGGAACTGACTTTTCCCGCTGGTTGGATGCCCGTAGATGATTGTTGATCTACCTTGTTTTATTGAGTAGAGTTTATCTAAGTTATTAAAACCGATTTTTAACCCTGCATTTTGTCCGTATTTGTGCAAGTGCATGAGTTGCTCTTGTATGTCGTTAGCTTGTATAATCTTTCCCATAGTTACCAAATTACTTTTGAAGGATCAAAGGGTTTAGGAGCATTTTTTAGTACTGGTTTTTCAACTCTAAGTATCCAGTTAGCTATTGTGTGTTCAATTGATTTCATTTTGTTTTTACCAACCATCCAATTATTTGATGAGTAGTAATTAAAGAATTTCTCAGCCTCTTTTAATGCAAATTGTTTAGTCCATTCTGTATCAGTTTTAGAAATAAAAATAGATTGGATATTCTCTATACTATTATTTATTACATTTACATTTACATTACCATTTACAGCTACATTTGCTACGTTTTGCTTAGCACTTTTAGCATTTGCTACAATTTGCTTGGTTTTGCTTCGTTTTGCTTTAGAATGCCCACCAATACTACCAGCTAAAGCTCTTTTATCTCTAATCTCATCCCACTTTTGTAGGTCTCTTTTAAGTTGTTGCTTGATTGGTTCAAAGGCAATATTAACTAACATATCTTCACTAATTGGATTTTTATCATTGACATAATCCAATATATGTTTGAACAATTTTCCTGCCTTAGAATCATCTAAAATTGATACTGTATGAATAATATCTGCATACAGAACGAATGAATTTTTATTCTCTGCCATAAATATGAAAGCCGACCAACTAAGAACTTCGCAAGGGTTGATGACGACCCAGTCCTTAATCAATCGGCAATATTTTATTTTCTTAAATATCATCATTTGGCTGCGAAACCAATACAAACTTAATTAGCTTTAAAACTAAGTAAAAAATTAGTTATTAACATAGTATTTGCTAAGTTGTTTGCTGGCTTTATTCGCTTTCATTGAATACTCCATGTACTTTCCTGCCGTTCCGAACTTAGTTTTAAAGTGCTTAACCTCGCCTTCAATGTTGCAACCCATGTTTCTAAATTCGCTAACTCTTGCAGCTAATTTCATAGTGCCAGTAAGTTTAAAAGCTTTCATCAGGTCAAGTTTAATCCCTGAGTTTAATAGGCTGAATATTGCAGCCTTTTGTGATTTTGGTTTCATAATATCAAAAGTTGTTTTTTTTGTAAGTTTTGCTAATTTGATAGGGACTGATTATCCCCATGTAAAAGATGTTTGTATTTGTTGAAATTTGTCATAAATAATTTTTCATTAATTTGGAGCATAGAATCAACGAAATCTCTTGAATGGATTATTGTTGAATGGTCCTTATGACCAAATGCATGACCAATTTCGGATAATGAACCTAACTTATTGTTCCAAGCTATGTATCTACCAATGTGTTTTACTTCTGTAAGCTCACGTTTTCGGCAAGTTCCTCTGATATCTTCAAATGTGTATCCGCTAATCTTTGCCAGTTCGTAAATCATCATTTCAATTTCGTTTAAATTGTCTTTGTCTTTGGCATTCTGAATGTAGATGGCCCATTCTTCAAGCACATTAAAGTTGTACTTTTTGGCTAAAGTTCTTAAAAATGGGTTATCAAATTTCATCTGTACCTCCGTATGTTTCGTTGTAGTAAATATCAAATAGTTCTTTATCCGTTTTGTAATTTGTATTTGAATTTTCTTTTTGGGATTCCCACATCCACTTATCAACTACCCAAATACTCATCCATTCAGATTTGGCTATCCAAGAAGCAAAATCAATCATCTGATCCTTCTCCATTTCTTTGGCTTGATTTAATTCATCTGCATAATCGTATTCAATGCCAATTATGTCCTTTTTAATTTGGTTAAATAACCATTCTACTGCTGTTTGTTTCATTTAAAGTTTTGTATTAAGATGTTATAAAATTCGTTCCTCATTTGGATAACTGGTTCGCCTCGTTCAAGTAGTAAATCGCTCCAGCCTTCTTCTTTTTTAACCTTAGTTATTATCATTCGTTTGTCATGGTCTACTGGATAAGTCAAACCATTGTCGCTCATTCGGTTTGTCTCAAGTAAGTAGGCGCAAATATGCCATTCTGGGCGGTCATAAAGGAACATATACATCTGAGCCTGATAATACTGTTGCTCGTCTATTCCTTCGTGTAGATAATCTAACCAAGTTTCTAAACTTGTTGGACATTTAAAGTCTACTCCCCATTCAGGTGCGATGCAATCTGCTGAACCTCCGAATTCCATGTACATTTCAAATGGTGGCTGGTATTCTGCATCCTTACAAAAATGTTGCTGGTAGTATTCAAAGGCTGAACTTTCTGCTAAATGACCATGTTCTGTTTGCCAAGTTCCTTTTTCATCATAAAATTTAAAGAACATTTGATTTGCTAATTGCTTAGCATAGGTTCGTTGGCCTTTCTCGGCACTTCTTTTAGGGAATAGTACTGAGCATTTACTGCCGGTTATTAAACCGAATCTATTGTTATCAAACATAGTTACCTCCATATATTTCATTATAATAATGTTCAGGTGAATCATAAATCATTGTCCCATCTAAATTATAAAAGTAATAAGTTTGATATCCAGATAAATGAGATTCCATAATTTGATTTTGTTCCAATTCAATTAACTCTTTACAAAGTACAATAAGTTCAAGTGGGATGGTATATTCGTGAATCATTAATTCTTCAAGCATCAATTGCATAGCAGTTATTTTTTTCATATTTATGCTTTTTGATTTTTTACCCTTAATGCTTCTACTGTTTCGCCAAATGCACGAACTTTCGCAGCATAGATAATGATTGATTTGCCTGCCCAGTGTTCAATGTAAGGAGTGTCCAGAATTTTAGTAATGATTTTAGCATTGGTCTTGTTTATTATCATTCCTTTTTGGCCTCCTTTAAAGTAAGCTACGATACATTCTTGCGATCCTTCAGCAGTCTTTACTTGTTCTTTTTGAACCTTCTCAATTGTAAGCTTTAATTCTTGACCAGGTTGTAGGATTTCGCTTCCTATGTAGTTCGGATTAGTCAGCTTTTTCCAATGTGTTAAGTTTTGGTTTTCCATAGAATTTTAAATTAGTAAATTGGTTAATTTCTTGATTGATTTTTTCTAAGTTATTGTTTTTTATTTGCCAGTTTTCAAGTGCCTGAGCCATCTGTGAGTAGTTTTCTTCTGTTTCGTACTTATCTACAAATCGTCTCGCCTGATTGTAAGTTTGCCAAGCCTCTACCAGCTCTTCAGATGCTTCAATTTGCCTTAATCTAATTACGAGTTTTTCGGGGTATTTAGATTTAATTGGTTTGGTCATAGCTAAAGTGGGTTAAGTAGTTAATTTTTTCCGAAACTTGCCTGATAAGTAGGTCGGCTTGGATTTTTTTGCAAATGTTTGAGTCTTCAATTGCTAATTGTCTAAGTTTGATTAGCCTTTGTAAACGATTGATAAATAGTGTCATAGTTCAAATGAGTTTAAATTGTTTGATGTTGAATTAGTAAATCCTTTTAGGTATTCTTCTTTAGCTTTTAGCTCTTCTTTTTTTAATGCGTGTTCTACTAACAATTTAAAAGCAGGCATTAAATTTGGATTGATTAATGAGTATTCTTGAACCTCATTTGCCAACCATTGTACTGGTGATTTAGTATCCATTATTAAAGGGGTTTGAAATTTGATAAATTAAATCTTTAAAATCGTTAATTGCATCTCTTTGATTCTGCTGGTTCTCTTGCTCCATTTGTTTAAGCTCAGCTGCGAAATTCCATAAGCCTAAACTCTCGGCAAGTTGTAAACAAGTAGGGAAATCTTTTTGACCCATTGCATACCAATTAGTGATGGTATCTTCTGCGAATTCTTCTAAGGTCATAGTTGCCCCTCCAATCTTTTAATTTCGTTTTCATAACCTCTAATAATTGATTCAGGCTGAAAAGTCATTGATTCAATTAAGTTAGAAACTACTCTGCACAGTTCAAAAATATCGCAGCCTTCATCCATTTCTACTGAATGCTTAATTCCGTAAGCTTCAAAAGTAATTTTAATTTTGTCCATGTTATTTAGATTTTAAAAAGTGTTTAATCGCATCAGTAATGAGCTGGTCCTTTGTGTAGATACCCTCATAAGCTGAGCGGGTTTGATTGATTTTGTCCTGATGAATTGAAATCTGTCTAATCAATTCTTCGCTTAGTCTAAAGCTTTGCAGTCGTTTTTTTTCGGTCATATATGTAAAGGTTGATTTGTGTAATGATAATTAAGATTGATGCTACCAGCATAGGTAAAAAGAACTTGTAAGGTAGGTAAGCAGTTGACTGGAATAAGGCAAGAGCTAAAATGATGTAAAGTAGTTTTTTCATGTTAGTAATTGAAATTAATTTTTTGATAAATGGCTATTTGTGGCATTCCATAATGACTGGTATTAACATATTTTAGCCAAGTAGTTACTGAACTTACGCATCCACAACAATCCCATTCGTGTACACAACGACTCCTATAACTATTTTTTCTGCAATACCTATCAAGTAGTTTGTAATTCTTCTTGTTTAATGGTAAATTGATACATCTAACAGATAAGTTAAAATCAATGTCACCTTCCAAAGAAATCCATTTATTTGTTTTCATATTAGTTGATAGCTTTAACAAATTCTGCAATTGAATAAATTTTAAAGAATGACTTTTCAGTTCTTGAATTTTTACACCAGTAAGTGAACTTAACTCTTACTGAATCTTCTCCTACAAATGAGGTTGGTTTGCAAGTTCTGCCGTTTAACATTTTGTTTGAAACTTCTTTGCCGATTGTGATTTGGTTTTTCATAATTAGTTATTTTTAAGTGGTTAAATGTGCGTTGGTCAGTCGCACCCCTGAGTTGATTAATTATTTAATTTAAATTTAGATTGAACGCCATAAAATTGCGAA